TCTCAAGAATGTATCGGATGGTTTAATGCCCGAAACATAGCTGAAATATGGACAAATATTGGAGTCACCACAAAATCCCCTTCGTGGGATCCATTACCAGTTGAAAAACTTAACTTCCTATCTCAATCTACAAGGTATGATGAGAGAATGGGTCTGTACTTACCTGTTCCCGAATATGAAAAAACTATGGATAGTCTGTTACATGCTAACAGCAATCAGGATGTTCGTTGGAGTTTGCTTCGCGCGTATGCGTTACGGATAGAATCCTGGCCTAATCTGAAAACCAGGGAAGCGATTTGGTCGTACATAAATTTTATTTGGGTTAGACACGAAGCTCAACTGGGCGGTAGTGTTTTTATGCCGAAAGGTGGGTTAATGACTTATGCTGAAATAGCTAATATATTGATGAGTGATAGGGAACTGGAGAAATTGTATGGTGGATTGGAAACCTCGGAGTCAAGTCCGGGTGTGCGCAGCTTTAGTGAACTTGAACGCGTACAAATTTTCGCCAATACGATCACAGATTCCGTGTCCTACTAATCCTAATCTCTATATTGTTACCGAGTTTAAAGAACCGGAAGTCGTTACTTATTTTTCGTGTTTTGTGATTTCTTTGCGATGGGTGAACCACGTCGTGAGAACATTTTTCGTCGGCAGGCTGGTAAAGTCGGGCTGACCCAAGACGGAGCCTCTTGGTTGATACAAGCGCTCGATCCCTTTCATGATATTCAAGAGAGGGCCGTAGGTTACCCAGATACCACGGCTTCGGGTTCGGTTATGCAAGTTGTGAAGGCTTCGTACCCGATATCATGTCCCGTCGGTATTACAACCGGCGTGTGGGATTGTAATGTGGCTATGATGCCTTGGGCCAATTCAGTGCCTTTTGCCGCCGATGCTGCATTTACAAATGTTAATTTTCTCCAGCAATCAAATCCTGCGGCGGGGATTTCGATAGGAGGTGTTCAGGTGGTCGCAGCTGTTGGCGGCACTCCACTGCATATGACGACGTTGGTGCCTAGCACAACCGTCACGAATGCGTCGAACACAATTAATTCAAATTATCTCGTTGGCAACAGCCGTATTGTTGCACAGGCAATGGAAATTTGTAATACTACCAGTGACTTGAACCGTCAAGGTCTTGCCACTGTGTATCGTATACCAGTGCCACAGAATGATGATGGCACGACGATCAATATCCGTGCGTTTGTTACCGGTGATACCGGCGCATACACTGGTGCGATGACTGGCTTGTACACTCCTGAACCGCCAGCGACTATTGCAGCCGCACAACTTTTCGCCGGTACAAAGGCGTGGAAAGCAGCGGATGGTTCCTATAATGTGGCACCCTTCAATACTCAAGATATTCCTGCTCAGGCTCTATCTTTCATCGAACCAGTAATGTATGTAACATCTCAAACTGATAATACTGTCTATTCGCCGACATTCTCACGTACCAACACTCTTCCGGCCACACAAGGACTTGCTGTGGTGCCCCCTATTTATTGGGCTGAAACGGACGTTGTTGGCACGTTCTTTACGGGACTCAGTGTTTCATCAACACTGACTGTGAATGTAATTTACTATATTGAGCGCTTCCCCACTCAGGATGATCCTGATCT